ATACAGGTGTATTTACACCCAACGTATAAATATAATCGTTTCTGATTTTTTGGAGTATTTATAGATATATAAAACCAAAGAAATAATAGGAGAATAAAATGGCAGAAAGAATAGTAAGTCCTGGTGTATTTACAAGAGAAAAGGACTTGTCATTTCTACCTCAAGGGATTGGTGAAATTGGAGCAGCTTTAATTGGTGGTACTGTTAAAGGACCAGCATTCGTTCCAACTCAAGTACAGTCTTTCCAAGAGTTTCAGCAAGTATTTGGTGGTTTGAGTGAAGATTCATACCTACCATACACTGCTCAAGCTTATTTAGAAGATGCTGGAACTGCAACAATCGTTAGGGTATTAGGACAAGATGGATATACTCTGGAAAATCCAGTTGGACTAATCATCTCATCATCAGAAGGTCAGAAGTTGGCCGCAGTATTGCACCCAACTACTGGTATCGTTTCTGATACCGATGTATTTAAAGCAAGTTCAGTAACAGACCACTTAGGTTCATCTGATGTATCAGCATCTTTATTTACATTAACAATTACAGGTTCAGAGGCTGTTGAAACTGATTTCACAGCATCTTTAAACCCAACTAATGGTAATTACTTTACTAAAACTTTTGGGTTCTCACCAAGAGGGTCGCAAGATGCGTATGTACAATCTAACTTTAAAGTATTCCAATCGGCATCATTCGCTACTGGCGAAGAAGTTGTTGTAACTTTAGATGTTGCAAAAGATGTTGATTACTCAAAAGCATATACTGAGGCAGCTACTCCTTGGATTACTTCTCAAAAAGTTGGTGGTGCTACTACTAATTTGATTAAGTTCCATACTTTATCACATGGTAACCCAACTAACTACGAATTTAAAATTGGTATTCAAGATGTTAAACCAGCCGGAACTGTAGCAGGTTCTGAGTATGGTTCATTTACCGTAATCGTAAGAAGAGTAGACCAGGATAAAATTGGTGGTTCACCATTCGTAGGTGTGGTTGATTCAGATATCAGACCTAACTTAGTTGAAACATTCCAAAATGTAAACTTAGACCCTAATTCACCTAACTTTATTGCTAGAGTGATTGGTGATAAGTACATTACGGTTGATTCAAATGGTAAATTATCAAGTAATGGTGATTACCCTAACAACTCGGCAAACATTAGAGTTGAAGTAACTCAGGCAGTTAAAGATGAAGCAATTGACCCTTCATTAGTACCTTTCGGATTCGCAGCATTGCAAAATCCTTATGGAACTGCGTTTACTTTACCTAATCCAACTTATGTATCAGACCAGTTAATTAATAACTCATACAATCCTAAGAGATTCTATGGATTTGATTTTGATTTTGTTACAACTGATAACTTAAACTATTTGGCACCAACTCCTGATTCTGCAACTGCAACTGCAGGTACTGCATTCTACTTAGGTGATTACAATCAGAATACCGGAGCTAACTACCCATCTACAGTCGCACCATACACCGGAGCTATAAACTTAAATGATGCACAAACTTCATTAGCATCTCGTAAATTCTTAGTTCCTTTCCAAAGTGGATTTGATGGATACAAACCAAATAGAATTGTAAAAACTGCAGGTGATATCATCGCAGGTAATACACAAGGTTGGGATTGTTCTTCAAACACAGCAACTGGTACATTGGCATTTAGAAAAGCTATCAACGCTGTATCTAATCCTGATGAGTTCGATATCAATATGTTAGTAATTCCTGGTCTTATCCACAGATTACACTCTTCAGTAACAACATTTGCTAAAGATATGTGTGAAGATAGACAAGATACATTCTTTGTAATGGATGCATCTGCGTGGGGCGATTCAATTTCAACTGCAACTAACGCAGTTCAGGCATTTGATTCAAACTATGTAGCATCTTACTACCCTTGGGTTAAGATTCTTAACACAGATAAGAACAAACCAGTATGGGTGCCACCAAGTGTTGTACTTCCTGGCGTTATCGCATTTAACGACCAAGTTGCAGCAGAGTGGTTTGCACCTGCAGGTTTGAACAGAGGTGGATTAACTTCAGTAATTGAAGCTAAGACAAGATTGACAAGAGCAGAAAGAGATACACTCTACGAAGGTAGATTGAATCCAATCGCTACATTCCCTGGACAGGGTGTAACTGTATTTGGACAGAAAACACTACAAGCTAAACCTTCAGCATTGGATAGAATCAATGTAAGAAGATTGTTGATTGCAGTGAAGAAGTTCATCGCATCTTCTACTCGTTACTTAGTGTTCGAAAATAACACAGCAGCAACGAGAAACAGATTCTTATCAATCGTTAACCCTTATTTGGAATCAATCCAACAAAGACAAGGTTTATATGCATTTAGAGTGATTATGGATGAAAGTAATAACACTCCAGATGTAATTGATAGAAACATCATGGTAGGGGAAATCTTCTTACAACCAGCTAAGACTGCTGAGTTTATTGTTCTAGATTTCAACGTATTACCAACTGGGGCAGCGTTTCCAGAATAGATAAATTAGATTAAGTTCCCCATTTCGGTGGGGAACACAATCTTTTTTTAAAAGAACAATATTTATAATAAAGAAAAGACAACGGAGTAACATAAATGGCACAATTATTAGACCCAACTGAAGTAATGTTCACATCATTCGAACCGAAGATGTCGAACCGCTTTATTATGTATGTAGAGGGTATCCCTGCGTATCTAATTAAAGCAGCCAATAGACCTGAGATAACAAATGGTAAAGTAACTATCGACCATATCAACGTAAGAAGATATGTAAAAGGTAGAAGTGAGTGGAGTGATTTAACGATTTCTCTTTACGACCCCGTAGTTCCATCTGCAGCACAAGCTACAATGGAGTGGGTACGTTTACACCACGAATCAGTAACTGGTAGAGACGGTTACTCTGATTTCTACAAAAAAGATATCACT